CATTTAAGATCTTGTTTGCACGCATATCTTCCTTGGTAAAGAAGAGTGGTTTCACTTTTACTTTTAAGTACCTTAAAGAAGTACTTAGAATATTAGTGCGACGCTTAGCTAATGTAGAAGTTGAAAAATCATCTTCTATATTTGTTAAGACTGACAAAATCGGTTTCCCTGTAATCATTCCCAAACTTCTGAGAGATAGTATCCTGAATAAGGAATTACCTACTCATAAGCGTAAGAAGCTTATAGGTGCTTTAATTACCTGTATTAGTATCCATAGGGTTTTTCCTACAAAGGTAGAACCCGATCTTAGTACTATTCTTGCTGACTTTAGTGGATTGTCCCAAACATTGGACAATTCTTTATTGATTAAATCACTAAAGAGCTTGAATTTGTACAAGATGTATACTAATAATTCTAGGTGTTCACTTTACTGAAGTGAAGCCGCTGGGCCAAATAATGTTATTGCGGGTTTCGGGTCTATTAATGATGCTTTAGCATTGTTATCTAGACTTGATATCCTATGTAACATTATTAAGACATTATTCCTTAGAAAGAATATAGGTTTAATTCTATATCTTCTAGGAATCTTGTGTCTTTTTGGACCAGTCTATATTCTAGTAGTCCTTCTTGGATATACTCCTAGTTATAAACTAGGTCGTTTATCTGTGGTCAGAGACCAAGCTGGAAAAGCAAGAGTTATAGCAATAACTTCTTACTGAGTCCAACTTTGCCTTAAACCTCTTCACAAATTCCTCTTTAATAAATTAAGAGAACTTAGTGATGTAGATGGTACTTTTAATCAAGATCATCCATTTGATAGGTTACTTAGAAGAAATTCTAAGATTAAACCTACTTTGTATGGTTTTGATTTGAGTGCCGCTACTGATAGACTACCAATTATACTTCAGGAGGATATATTAAAACTTATTGGTTTTAATTTACCTTGAAGGATATTATTAGATATAGATTGATATCTAAATTTTGAGTCTCCTATTAAAGTAGAACCTAGGTTCTATCCAATAGGTGATACTCAAAGTCTAGATTTTGACTCCACTAGAGATTTAGCTTTACCCTTTCATAAAGGCATTGTTAAAGTCGATAGTGTCAGATATATCGTCGGGCAACCGATGGGTGCCCTTTCCAGTTGAGCTATGCTTGCTATAACGCATCATGTAATCGTTAAAGCAGCCTCAATTTTGGCTGGAAAGGAAGATTTTAAGGATTATTGTATTCTTGGTGACGACGTCGTTATCGCTAACGATGAAGTTGCTGAACAATACTTAGTTCTTATGTCTTCTCTAGGCCTTTCAATTAATCGG